GTGCCGGTGGAGGAACAGCCTCAGGAGACCTTAACGGTTTCACAAACATCGCCTTTCCAATCGTTCGTCGTGTATTCGGCGGTCTGGTTGCAAATGAGCTAGTTTCAATCCAGCCGATGAGCCTTCCTTCCGGACTGCTTTTCTACCTGGACTACACATACGGTTCACGAGTCGGTGGTGATACAAACCTCGCTACAGGCGCTGCTGGAACAGCAGATGCACAGACATATAAGATCGGTCAGTCAATCTACAACAATCCTGCTGGAAAGGGTGTCCGCTCAGGATCTCTTGGTGTCGGTGGTCAGTATGACCTCGTCGGAGCAGGATTCTCGAAGGTTCACACGTCCTCAGAGACAATTACCACAAAGGCTTCTGGTGCTTACGGTCCTGGTGGTTCTTCACTTGCGCAGGATACACTAGCTGTTGCAACAGGTACAGATGGTAAGCTTCTGCAGTTCGATCCCCAGATCACAAGACTTATTGAGGATGATCCCGGTCAAAGTAACACCGGAAGATTCTCATTCATTCTATGGAATCTGAGCTCATTCCCTGCAAGTATTGACCTTACACAGGCAAAGGAAGTTGCACTATTTAGTACACAGACAGTTGCAGATGCTGATACTACCACATTCAACTATAAGAATCTTCCTGTGACAATTCAGGGCGGTAACGGAATTAAGAATGTTCGTCGTCTCAACCAGCTTGGAACATACGACGGTACGACATTTACATCAAATCCATTTGCTAATAGAAACACCACAAACGGTGTTCTACTAACAGTTGTGTCCGGTGTTAATACAACACAGGCTGCTACAGGTCACCACATTACAGCATCGTTTGTTATCGCACCGACGCTGGGTGTTGACAGTAGTGATGGTTCCACACTTACGATTCCTTCGTTTGAGTCGAACTTTAGTTCATCGTCACCCTCACCGATCATCCCAGAGATCGACATCAAGATCGAGTCCATCGCGGTTACAGCGGTTACCCGTAAGCTACGTGCTCGCTGGTCACCAGAGCTCGCCCAGGACCTGAACGCCTACCACAGCCTTGACGCTGAGGTTGAGCTTACTCAGATCCTCTCCGAGCAGATCGCACTCGAGATCGATAGAGAGATCTTGAATGACCTACTGGTCGAGGCACAGGGAGCTAACTTCTACTGGTCGCGTCTACCTGGTAAGTTCGTTAACAAGCGGACAGGTTCCGAGGCACTTAAGGCTAGCACACTAGCTTCAGGTCCTCAGTTCACAGGTACAGTCCGTGAGTGGTATGAGACTCTTGTTGAGACTCTTATCGATGTTGCTAATGAGATCCATCGTAAGACACTTCGTGGTTCGGCTAACTTCATTGTCTGCTCACCTGATGTTGCAACAATCTTCGAGGCATCCGTGCTCTATAAGCCGGCTCTCAAGATTGATGGCGACGGACAGGTTGGTGCTCCATTCTCACTGGGTGCTGCGTCAATCGGTTCTCTAAGTAACCGCTTCACAGTCTACAAGGATCCCTACTTCCCACGGAACAAGTGTCTCGTCGGATATAAGGGTGGAAGCTACCTAGAGACAGGCTATGTATACGCACCTTATGTGCCGCTGATCGTCACTCCCACTATCTTCCAGCCGGAAGACTTCACACCCCGTAAGGGCGTGATGACCCGCTACGGCAAGAAGATGGTTCGTGCTGACTTCTACGGTACAGTTACAGTCATGGATATGGACGTTATCTAAGATAACAATCAATTAAATCTTGAGGCGGCTCTTTGAGCCGCCTCTTTTTTTGTCTGTTAACTGATTGACGTGAATTGATACCATTTATAGTGATCATCTCTCACAAGAATAGATTTGTCTTCTTTAAGCCTATGAAGGTCGCCGGATCTAGCGTGGAAGTAGCACTTAGTGAGCACTGCGATGATGGTGATATTTTAACAGGAACTAATCACGTAGATGAGATTTCGTCAGATGAATATGAGTATCCTACAAGAAATAACATCGTAAAGCATACACATAAGGGAGATGTTGCATTAGCAATAATGAGGAAGACAGGAAATATTCACAAGGTCACTCCTGAGATGATTGAGGCGGGATTAAGAATAGAGATCTTAGAGCCAAGATTTCACATGCATGCGCTTCCAGAACAGATCTTAGATCAGAGCATTCTTAAAGAAGGGTATAGAAAAATAACTGTTGTGAGAAATCCGTGGGACATGATCATTTCATTTTTTTGGTGGTCATTCTATACATCTCCAAGCGGATATGTTGACTCTGGTGGCACCGTTCATGAGAGCAATGGTGACTTAGGTTTTACTCCGAGAAGTCATCCAGAAGCTGCTCCTCGACCGTTAGACGATGCAGATACGCTGAGTCGTAAGCTAGAGATCTTTTGTCAGCTGACAGGTGACTTTAAGGGTCCCTTGGGTGTTGAGAAAGATAAGAATGTTCTTGATTGGTTCATAGAGACGAATAAAAAGTATTATCAGATTGATTACGATTATGTGATAAGACACGAAAGCCTCCAGCATGATTACAATCAACTCTGTAGTGATCTCGATCTGCCTCCTTCAAGACTGCCTAGATTAAAAAGCAGTCAGAGAAAGATAAGACTGCCATATCAGGATTACTTTAACGAGTGGACTAGGTCTCACATTGATGATAGGGTAGCAATGTGGATTGAAAAATTTGGATACTCATTTTAATTTAATGATGATATCTTAATACTTAGCGTTAAGCCCGATGCACGGTATAAGGCGGAACCTACACGTTAGCATTGGAAGCATGTAGGCTTAAACACAAAAAATAAAAGGAGAAATTATGCCAAAGGTAAAATATACATCATCTGCGGGACTAGTTCAGTCAGCAGGAGATGATGTTCAAATCGAGGGAACACTTCGTCTTCGAGCCACGAGTGCTCCAAGCCTGACAGTCAAGTATGCTGCAGCAGCTGTTCCAGGTACTTCAAATCAGACTATCACCATTGCCCAGCTAAAGACCGGCATTCTATATGACGATCCTGAAGGTGCAGGAACATGGACGCTTCCGACAGCAACGTTGCTTTTGGCAGGTCTTCCAGGATATGCTGTCGGTGATTGTCTAGACTTTTCTGTCATTAACAATGCTACGACAGGTGCAGACGAGATAATTACTATGGCAGTGGGAAGCGGTGGCACAGCTGCTGGAAATATGCTAGTTGCTGCTCCAAATGTTACTGAGGACCAGGAAAATTCCGGAAGTGCAATGTTTAGAATTAGAATTACATCATCTTCAGCGTATGTGTGCTATAGATTAGCATAGTACATCTGATTAATTGTCCCATTAAAAGCACCTCTTTTTACAGGGGTGCTTTTATCATTTTCATATTTCACAAGTTGCACAGCTGAATAATTATCTATAGGGCTGCTTTATGGCGTCTAGCATGAGAACCCTTAAGAAAAACTACAGGAAAGAACCACCAAAAGAGCGTAAGAAGAAAGAAACTAACTCTAAATTTTACGCCGACCAGGACATGGTGGAAAATAACCTAACGCTAGACGATAATAGCAAGCAAGAGCGAAAGCCAGCCTCACCTAAAGGGGAGATTAAGAGAGATATGACCAGTACTAATGACGATTTTGATTTTGTAGCAGACTATGATGATGCTGTGGTCGGAGAGAGTGAAACTCTTCTTCCTGGAAACACAGCACCTTCGTCACTTTCCGTCGGTTTTGTCGGTGTCGGCGGGGGTGGCGGAAAGATGGCAAAGGCCTTTATAGATCTAGGATTTACTCAGACTCTGGTTGTGAATACCACAGACAAGGATCAGCCAACTGAACTGGGAGAGGATCACTTCCTTCTCATTCCAGGTGCAGACGGTGTAGGAAAGAATGTTGAGTTAGGTCGTCAGATTCTATCTAATAATAGCGCACTTGTTGAGGATCATCTTAGATCTAAGGTTGGAAGAGTTGACTGGCTATTTGTTCTTGCAGGCGGCGGCGGTGGGACAGGAAGCTCTTGTTACTCACTGGACTCAGCACTTCAGCGATATCTTAAGTCAGTATCTGCTTCTGGAAATGTTGTCTATGTAGTGACATCGCCTACAGCGCAGGAGCTCTTGAACCCGACGATTAAGAAGAACTATGAGTCATTACTGTCAGATGTCACAGGATCAGCGCATGTGGTTATAGACAATGAGAGACAGCTACAGCTACTTAGAGGAAAGGTTGGCATGCTCGGGCTCTATCCTTCTGCAAATAAGAACTTTGCAAAATTGATTGCACAGGTTCTTAAGCTATCTTCAGAATCTTCACCAATTCAGACATTTGATTCCAAAGATCTTGAAGTTTGTCTCTCAACAAAGGGAAGACTCTTTCTCGGAACAACAGTTGTTAAGGATCCAAGCGATCTAAACCTGGGATCGATGATTTATCAGAACTGCATGACGAAGTCTCCATGTCCCTCACCTAGCGGTAAGATAAAGACAGGTGTTTTGTTGCTTGTAGTTACTGAGGCGATGGCCTCCGATCCGGCAATAAGCACTCAGCTCGAGGCTGCAATATCTTATGTCGGCGGAAGAACTGATGCACTATTCTCAGGTGTCTACGTTAGAGAGGGATTGCCGGGGCTTGTTGCTATTTCTGCCCTAGGCGGAATTGAGTAAAAAATAAGAAATATTTATATACCCCGCTTTCAAAGATGCTGAAGACTTTACTCTGTACTCTTTGTTAAATATTTTCATCATTGAATCTCCCGTTTAAGTCCATATTTATGGATAGTTATCTTAGTAACCGGAGTGTCAATGGCAACATTTACAAATACAACTAATCCCACACCTTTTGGATTTTTTGACTCTGATGGTGACTTTAAGGCGGAAGCTGATAATGTAGTTACATTTGTCAAGAGAAAGATGGGAGATGATATTCTATCTGTTGAATTAACAAAAAAGCAGATCTGGGCAAATCTTGAGGAGTCATGTCTAGAGTATGGCTCAATATTAAATCAATATCAGGCAAAGTCACAGCTAATTCAGTTTCTTGGAATGCCAACAACAGGCTCAGATGGTCACATGTCAGGGTCAGAGAGCAAGTATCCAAGAGAGAATCTTGAGTACCTAATCAGATTTGCAGAGCCGTATGCCATGGAAGCTGGCGTGGGAGGCTCATATAATATGATCTCAGGCTCTATACAGCTAGAAATGAATAGACAAGATTATGACATCTACTCAGAGCTTAAGAATTTTGACGGTGACGTTATATTCACGTCTGGATCAAATACTAGACCGAAGACAAAGCTTAAGATTAGCGAGGTCTTTCACTTTGGACCTGAGGCTGCATATAGATTCTTTGACACGACAAGTGCTATTAATTACTTGAATAATGAATTTTCATTTGAGTCGTTTACTCCAGAGACTATATTCTATGTTCTTCCTGTCTTTGAGGATATTCTTAGAGCTGGACAGCTAGACTTATCAAATAGAGTTCGTAGATCAAATTACTCTTATAAGATTGTAGGAACAAATATTAGAGTGTATCCCACACCCTCTAGTGCTAACCCGGCAAAGCTTTATCTGAGAGTGATGTACTATCCAGATCCTCTAAATCCATCATATCATGATGAGACAATAGGCGGCGTATCTAATTTGTCTAATGTTCCATTTGGAAATCTAGTGTACAGTAAGATTAACAGCATCGGAAGACAGTGGATTAGACAGTATTCACTTGCTCTATCTAGAGAGCAATTAGGTCTAATTAGATCAAAATTTGGAAGTATCCCTGTTCCAGGGGCTGAGGTATCTTTAAATGGAGGAGAGCTTATAACACAGGGAAGGGCAGATAGAGATGCTCTTATCACTCAGCTAAAGGAGATGCTTGATACACTTACATACGATAAGATCATGGAGACAGCTGCATCTAGAGCTGAATTTATTCAAAAGCAGCTTAGGTTCTCACCCATGCCAAATGGGTGGACAATTTTCATGGGATAGTAGATGGCTAGACTTTTTATTACACCGCGTGAGATAGATTTCATCAATGATACAGCCAAGGAGCTTGTCAAGGACGTCATCGGTCAGAGAATATATTACTTTCAGATATCTGAGATAAAGACAAATGTCCACGATGTCTATGAGGAGGCTCCAGAGAAGATCTTCGAAACTCCGATAGCAATTGATGCTCTAGTTAAGTACGAGCCCCAGACAATCAAAACAAATAGATTTGGTAGTGAGGAGTATTATTCAATAGAAGTGTATATTCAGAAAAGAGATTTAATTGACAAGGGGGTCAAGATACTTGAGGGTGATTTTTTTAGCTACGGAACTGTATTTTTTGAAGTCATAACAGCACCAGATTCTCAGAATATTTTCGGAGAAATTGAGTATAAGAGCTTTATCACAGTTAAAGGAAAACAGGCTCGAGCTGGACAGTTTGTTTCGAAAGTGTTCGGACCTACAAGTGAGGAGTATACAGATACCGACGCTGTCCAGGAGACATTTGTTCAGCAGCGAGGATTTAAAAATAATAGGCTTGGATCAACAGAAGATGTGCGAGACCTACGTAAGAAGGGTGTTCTAGATGAGCCGATCTCAGGTCCGTCTGAGGTTTCAAGAAGAGGCATCGCAGGAAAAACTGGGTCAAGCTTTTATGATGAAAAATAGTGAGGTGATATATGGCTGAGGGAATTCCTCCAAAATTTGAAGGAACTAACGTACCTAGTGATTTTCAAATCCCATCATGTGGAATAGAGGATATTGACAGGGCTGTGTTTCAGCTGTTCGACGATAGGCTTAATTTTTCTATTGAGGTTGACGGAGAGTCAAAAAAGGTTCCTGTCGTTTTTGCCGCTGGTGAAAGATTTGCTCTTACTAGAAGGTCGGCAAATTTTAGAGATGTCAATAATGCACTAATCTTACCGATTATTTCAATAGAGAGAGGCGTGATAGACTACTCACCAGGACTTGGTGGGTATGGAACACCTATCGCCTCTAGGGACCAGATATCATACACAATTAAGAGAAGACTTAGTGAAGCTGACAGAGATTATCAAAATATAGTTAACAAAAAGAGACTAAAGCATCAGTCAAATGTTGCCACCAGGGGAAATTTTGGAAATACGTCTGCGTTTCCTGGGTTAGGTGCAAAGCCAGGAAAAATTGCATCAAGGAGAAATGGAACAAATCTTTCATTTATAGATAGCCCACCTGGATCTCTATTTGAATCTGATATCGGAAATAATATATTTGAAATCATCACTGTTCCATATCCTGAGTTCATATTGATTGAATACAATGTGACATTTTGGACTCAGTATATGCAGAATATGAATAAGCTTCTAGAATCCATGTTAATTCAATTTGATGGTCAGGAAAAAGCCTTTCAGATTATTACAAGAAATGGATATGAGCTCGTTGCTTATTTTCAGGGTCAGTTTACTGCAGATACTAATTTTAGCGATTACACAGATAGTGAAAGGGTGATTAAGTATAACTTCAATATAAAGGTTCCAGGATGTATTATTGCGCCAGACGTTGAAGGATTACCAAGTCCGTTTAGAAGATTTCTCTCAGCACCTCAGATAGAGTTTGGTGTTGATCAAGTCAATACACAGGTCTCATCAACAGCAGATAAGGGACCTAGTCAAAATAATATTAATAAATTTATATTAAGTGACGTAGAGGAATTAGGATCAGATGGTGAGCAACCAACACAGAGGGGTCAACGAGGTGTTAGACTCTTAGAGACAATTCAAAATCCATTCACGGGTGAGAAAACTCAAAAATTTGTCAAGGTTATAACAAGAAATCAGAGATCGGGAGAAACTGTTGCTAGCTCTAGAATTGTTGTCAATCTTGAAACAATAAACGATACTGATACTGAATAGGACATTTGAAGTTCAGGTCAATAGTTATATGTGTGTATAGACTGATTTAGAGGAGAATGATCTATGGCCGAACAGACCTTCAGATCACCAGGATTTTTTGAGAGAGAGATCGACCTATCCGGGAGAGTTCAGGAAGTTGCAGGAGTCCCCGCAGGTATCATTGGAACATCAGAATTTGGTCCAGCATTTATTCCCGTGACACTTGGATCGTTTGCAGACTTCAAAGAAAAATTTGGTGACTTAGACTCAACCAAATTTGGGCCCTACGCTGTTAATGAGTTTCTTAAGAATAGATCTGCAGTGACATTTATAAGGGTTCTTGGTGCCGGAGCAAATTCAGAAAGCACTGATATTCAAAATACTGTAAACCAGGGAACTGTTAAGAATGCAGGATTTAGAATTAAAGGGTCTGCTGCAACAGAGGCACCTGGTGAAAAGGGACATAAGGGTGCAGTTCAATTTATAGCTGCAAAACACGCCCTACAGACAAATGAGGCATTTGGCTATCCGATCTTTACTGATAATGATAGTTTTGATGTATCTGCCGGCGGCGATGTCTTTCTTGTCAGGGGGATGATCTTTACGTCCACTGGTAGCCGTGTACAGCTTCTTCCATACTATGCAAATTATCCTGTTACAGCCTCTGTTGAAGATATTGCAGCAGTTGGA